AAGCGAAGAGTCGCTGAAACTCGGCATCTTCGGCGCGAGCAGCTTCGACGCGGCCATCGAGGCGGCGGTCGTTGCGATGAACTGCACGACGGTTGCAATCGCCATCGCCGCGCCGACACTGATTTTGATGCCCACGGCTAGTGTCGCCTGCAACGCAATCTGTGCTAGGAATAATTGCGGCATGACTCAGAAATTCCAGCAGCGTGTTTCTTGACCGATTGTCGGAACGAATGACAGTCCGTCCCGTGCAACAAAAGCCGATACCGAACCCAAGCAAATGCCCAGTGCCGGACCCTTCAAAGTATGCTTCGACACTATATCTCCGCGCCGAGCTTTCGTGTTATCGATCTCGCTCAATCTTGTGTCGCTCACTGCGATTCCGACTGCATTGCCGAACGGTCTCAGCATCCGCATTGCTCCGAGCGCACTCGAATATTGACCACGAAAAGATGCAGCCAAGTCGCAGCCGGTAGCCATCAGAATCCAGTCGGCCGCGAATAAGCAGCAATCGTTCGAGCCCCACGCGAAAGGTGCACGCCTCTTGCGCTCAATGTATTCGCTGAGTGCGTCCGGCCAATGGTTGCAGCGCGTCAGCATCATCAACTGTATCCGATCTGTTCTACCTCATCGCCGCCATCGCGAATGGGAGCCGCGAGCTTTGCGTTGCCCCAGTAAATTTGCTTCTCCTGAATCGCCGTGACGAACTCCAGGCCTTTGTCATTCGGGAAAAGGTTTTTCTGCTCTTCGTTCGTATATCGAACCTCGCGCGGTCGGCGGAAATCTACGAGCTTGTTTTCCGCGGTCATTCCGATGGTGGCGTTCTGCCCGTCGTCGCTGATCGACATCACGTCCATGCGACCGGAGAAGATTGTGACGGGCGAAGACACCAGTGCACCGCTGGCGTTGAGCGCGCCGAATAACACCGAGCACGCTCGGCCTTGATAGTTTTCGGTAAGCGCGACGGCAATGAGCGCAGTCGGCACACCCGAAAGCTGCATCGTGATACCGCGTGCCGCGAGGTCGGTAGTTTCTTCGACGGGAGAAATTGTTCCCAGCGTGCCCATGCCTAAATAACCAGTGCTGCCAATCGTGATTGTCCCGTAGCCCGTCCAGAGATTTACCGGCGTGGCAAACGAAAGCGACGCGAGCAAGATCGGCGAGAGCTGCGACGCGCTCACCTCGGTGACCATATCATTGCTCAGACTGCGCCCTGCGGTCGTTATGCTCATGTCTCCACGTCCTCCACGATGCCGAAGCTCACGCCGTAGATGCTCGCCAAGTCAATCGACCATTCCGTCGCCTGTTGCGTGAGGCGGAACACGCCCTGCGCGTTTGTGCGAACGATTGACGTGCCGCCTGTGTAGCTCTTCCTCAAAACGGGAAACAGATCGACGCTTGATGACGAGTTAACCTGTATAACCTTGTAAAGACTCGTCGAGATTTGCAGCCAGTCGCCAACTGCGAAAGACCCAGTCGCGCCGCTGATTCCCAACGTCGTCGTGTTTGCCGTGGCACTCGATACCGTAAGCGTCCCGGTGACTGCTCCGCGAGGGTTCGGGTTCGCGTAATCTTGAAAAAGAAACGTGCCGCGCTGCGCGGCGAGCAGAAACGATATGATCTGTTCGGCGTCGGCGCGCAGCATCGGCGGGCAATCGACGGAGCCGAGCCAGCCCTGTCCCGGCCAGTTGTACTGCTGCGTCTGTAGCGTGAACGGCGACGTGTTGCGCGAGGTCGCCGAGACACCCGTGAGCGACAGCCGCGAAAGGTTAAACGGACTCGGCGGCGTGAGTGGGTAGGAGATAGCCATTGCGAATCAGGCGAACGCTGCACGGTATCCGCCGCCGCGTCGCACCATGTCTGGGATCTCGGCCTTGAGTCGCTTGCGCTCCTGCTCCAGGATCGGCACCAAGTCGCCGCGCGAGACACCTGCGGCGATGTTGTAATTGACTGTGACGCCACCCATGCCGCCGCTGCCGCCGCTGGTCATTTTTTCATTCGGTACGATGCTGCCGCTGGATCTCGGCACGAATAGTTCCGGTCCGCGCTCTCCGACGATGTAAGAGGAGCCGGCGCTGACGGGTCCGCCATCGGCGCGAAAAGCGTCTGCAAAGCTCTTGCCTTGAAGCATCCCGCCGATGCCGCCCGCAAGTCTGCTGGTAACTTGCTGCTGGAAGACCATGCGAATCAGGTCTTGCGCCACACCGCGCAATACGTCGCGCAGTTTTTCACCCGACAAAATCGCATCCTCGAATCCATTGGCGATGATTGCTCCAGCCTCGCGAGCAAGTATTCCTTGCTCGGCTATGAGTTTGTTGAGCTGACCGGAAATGGTTTCCTGCTCTTTAGTTTTTTTGATAATCGCCTCTTGTACTGCTCCAACTGGTCCGCCAAAATTTTTGTATGTTTGCAGTGCAATGTTCTGCTCGCCTAGTTCAAACGTAAGTTGGGAATATCTTTGCGTGAGCCCTTCGATCAATTGCTTCTGATTCAGTCCCACGCGCTGCGTTTCCGGCAGCATGGCGTTACGCTGCTTTTCGGCTTCGCTTATTTGTTCGTCGAGAGTGACGGAAATTGCTTTTGCATTATTCAGTTTTGCCAAAGCTTCGTTTTGAAGTTTCATTCCTTCCGCCGGATTGGTCGCCATTAAATTGACGGCCTCCATGAACATCTCGGTTGCTTGTGTTTTTAGCTTATCAGCGATCTGACCTTGAGTCATGTTGATCGCATCGAATTGCTCTTGTAAGATTTTGGTCGAGTCAACCGTGCCTGCGATTTCTTTTTTGAAACGATCCAACTTCAGCAAATTGATACGCTCTTGAATTTCTCCCTCGGTCAATGGACTGAAAGCGTTTTTCAAATTGATTCCAAATTTTGCCAGTGCCAGCGGCAACTGCATGAATAAATTCAGCACGTTCTGGATCGTCCGCTCCATCTGCATCGCAGTCGCGACCTGATCCTGCGAAAAACCCATCTCATCTCCAGATTCAGCGACTCTATCTAGTCGCTGTTTCATCATATTGAGAGCGCCGAGGATGGCTTGTCCTCCGAATGCTAACTGAGTTACCTTGGAAATCCTTTGGGTGTGCTTTTCCAATCCTTGCAAGGAGTTCTGCACGCTTGCAAAAGCAGCCTTCGTCGCATCGACCGCTCGGAGTGTAAATGACGCGCTAGCCATTGTGCTTTATTTTTCGATTCTGATGTTCGATGTATGCAAGCCAGCCGTTTAATTCCTGTGCTGGCATTGCGAGCACTTCGCTTGCGAATTTGCCGAGACGATCTGCGAGCGCATACACGGCGAGGAAGTCGGCAGCTTCTCCGCCGTAAATTAGTTTTTTAGTTCGTCGACCTTCGGAGCTTCGTCCGCGAGGATGGCGCTTGCGACTCGCCCGACGACGTTGCTGTCGGCCTTGTTTAGCAGAGTCGGCTTGTTTTCTATCGTGAACAATTTCGCGCCGTTCTCATCGGTCGCCTTCATGATCAAGATATCGACGAGCAACTCCATGTCGTTTTCCTTGCTGCGACGGTATAGCCGATTCTTTTCGGAAAGCGTTACAGGCGCGGAATAAACTACGAGCTTCCACTCTGGCACGTCGATTTTGCGCGTGCCGAGTGAAACGAAATGCTCCCTGACCAGATCAATGGCTTCCATGTGTTGTGTGTTTTCGTGTTGTCGCTAACGTCAAACGGTCAGCGTAGTCAGCGCGCCGTTGCCCTCGAAGGAAATCGAGCCTTCGACGATGCCATCGAAACTGGCCGTCACGTCGAACTTGGTCACGATTGCGGCGCCGCTGTAGTACACGTCGCCACTGGAGGCGCCCTCGGGATAAAGGTTGAGAGTCACCGAACTGCCGATGGTGATCAGCAGTTGGCCGGCGTCAGCTTCATCCCAGAAGAGGTCACCTGATGCGCTCCACGTTTTCATGGACGCAAGGCGCGTGCGGTAAACGTCACCGATCACGCTATCCTCTACAGTGTCCGAAGAGTGCGAGAGCGCGTAGTTTCGCAACTCGCCAATCGTGGTACTCGAAATCCTTACGAGTCCTTCCCGTCCGAGATGGTTAGCCATTTTAGTCCGTGGTCAAATAGATGCAGTTAAAGGTATGCCGAGCCGTGCCGAAGCGCCTGTCCTCGTCTGGCTCGATCACATATTCCACTTGTGTCAAATGCAGGTCGCGACACTGACCGCCTAGTGTGACATCTGCCAAAACCGCCGCCTCGACCGCTGCGCTGCCAGTGTCGAAAAGATCGTCGATCAAGTAAGTGCCGCTCTCAGCCACGAAGTAATCGACCATCAACTGAAGCTGCCGGTATTGCGTGCGATTGCTCGGACCGAGCGTGCGGACCTCGATCTGTTCGCTGACCGCATAAACGGCGGCGGCCGGAAAGCTAATGCTTGCAATCGTGTTGTCCCTGCCTCGCAGGATGTTTGCCGTCGGAACGACGAGAGCGCCTGTAAGCGCGGTGGCGGTGGCGTTGCGAATGTCGGTGCGTGTGCTCATGGATTGGAAGGAGCCATGACGGGAGCCGCGCCTTGCACGCGAGTGAATCCGAGATTCACGGCCTTGCCGGCCTGTAGTCTCTTGATCTTCTTCAGCGTCGTCGCGATGCGAGAATTGAAAGCGGCGTCAATCTTCGCCTGATAATTCGGGATCTTCACGTTTCGATTTAGCGCAGAGATGAATGGCGCAGCTTGATCCGCGCGCCCGAACCAGAAGCGCACCGAGCCTGATTTGTTCGCCAGTTTCTCGGCAAATTTCTTGTACTTCGCTCCTGTCGCCTTCGCTGATGGAATCCAGCCGGCGATGGTCCAGCCGACGCTGTCCTCGGTCTCTTTACGCAAGCGACGAAAATCCAACCCGAATGCCGCCACCCTGGGTCTCCCGGTGATCCTGCCGCGAGCGTTTCTCTGGCTCCGATGATACTTTTTCAGAGCGTCTTGGTTTTCCAGCAATGTCATCCCGTAGTAATACTTCAGATTGGGATTCCTCAGAAGTGCGCGCAGTTTCTCGATCTGTCTATTGCGGACATAACGCGCCATCGACTTATAAAAACCGCCCTCCGTCGCCTTGGCTTCCAAGTCTTGGAAAACCAAAGGTTGCGCGAGTCTGCTGAAATCTCCGCGCACTGCATTCTGACCATCTTTCTTCGACTTGGGAGGCGTGAATTTGATAAACAACTGGGTGAGATACTTGCCCTCTTCCTTGATGATCGAGCCGAGTCCGAATTTTGAAGCTTTCGCCAACTCGGTCAAAGCGCGGGAAAGCTTTTCGTTTTCTAAGGTGATCGAAATCATATCGCCTTTGCCACCTCGATCTCGCACCCGGCTCCCTCAGCGTCGAGAGTCACGCGATCAATGAAGTAGGTAATCCCGGCGAGCGACAAAGTTTGTGTCACTTTCGGCGTCGCGCTGACACTCGACGTTAAAAGGAACACCGTAAACCGACTGTCATCGCGGCGTTGATCCTCGAAGTCGGAAAACGCATCACGCGACGCGGACCACACGCCCGTCACGGCAACGCCCTGATAGGTGAATGAGATCCCGGCCTGCGCGAGAATCGCCGCAAAGTCGGAATTGATTTGCGTCGGGTCGAAGTCTCGAACGGCTGCCATACTTATGGCGCGTCTGTTAAATACCAGCGGCGATACAGTTCCGGCCTATTCGCTTTCAGCCACCACGCAGCCTCATCCAAGCATTTCCGCACGTCTCGTCCACAGGTCTGACTCCCGACGTGGTGCACGTAGGCGCGAGAAATGAAATGCCGCCGTTTCATGTCCGCGCATTGCACGTCGTCCGAAAACCAGTTGATCGGCGGGAAGTCCACCCATGCGTCGCGGTGAATCCACGCGCAGATCGGCGCGATGACTGGCGCCTCGACGATACAGCTCTCCGACTGGTAGCGCAGGAAATCAATCTTCCCGCGACCGCTTCGGATATTCTGCTCGCCGCGCGCGTAGTCAGAGCGCGTTGCGACGTAGCCCAGATCCGGCACCATGGCTCGCAGTTGCTCGACGTCCTCCAATAGCAGGCGCCATGTGCTTGGCGTGAATACGATATCGTCGTTGCAAATCACGATCTCGTCGTGGCGCTCGAATGCGGCGCGTGCGGCAAAGTTGTATGCTTCGCCGAAGGTCGCGCCGACTTTGACATGATAGTACTTCTCCACTTCGCGCGGAACGTAGGCGTTGATAGATGCCGTCATCACCTCAAGACATCGCGCGTTGACCGTGCAAACAACAATGCCAGGCGCACTCATGGCTTTTCGCTCCCAAGGAGTCGCTTGATTTCCTCCGCATCGATGAGCGTCGCGCCGCTCGCCA